TACCGCATCTTCGTATTCTCCTTTATGGAACCACTAGGATTTTGGCGATGCACCAAGCATCTTGCAAGCTCAAATCCTCCGTGTTGATGACCCGCAGCGCGAAGGTCGCGCCGGCGGCAATGTCCGTTAAAGTTTGATCTGTATTGGGCAATGGTGTGTCAGTACCATGATCTACCAGGACCAGACGAATATCGTTCGTATCCCAATCGAGGCTGCCATCTAAGAATCCGCGACGCGCCTCTAAAAATAATGTGTTAGCGATTGTATTAGCCCTCCACTACTTAAACTTCAAACAATCCATATTCAACCCTTGGATCAGGGCTGATCAACCAGTTAGGAATTCTTCCATATTCAATCATTTTGGATCCAGGTACTGTATCAAGCGCGGCCTGCTTGAAATTTCTAGACCAACAGCCGCCCTTCCAACGCCACATCATCTCGTCATTGTTATCGCTATGATAATCGATCAATAGAACATATCTATTAGAGACCCTAAATGCTTCAGATAAAACCGCGCCAAGCCTCTCTATTGGAATGTGACAAAGCACACAGGACATGAGCACAAGATCAAATGATTTGTTTGCTACAGGCAAACTTTCTACATTTCCAAGTATTGCAGGAAAACCTCTTCCAGCAACAGCACAAGAAAGAATATCCAAACCTACTAATTGTCTCTGTCCGTTGTCCAAGTCTCTAAGGTTATTGCCAACATTACAGCCCAATTCCAAAACAGAAGATATTTCAAAGCCATTCAAAATATTAAACAGCAATTCTTTCCTGCTTGGAATTGGATGATAATTGTCTAATGTATAGATAAGACCATTAATTCCATTCCAAGACGTTCTAATGCCCTCTATAGAACCTATAAAGCTTTGGAAGGCAGATTCCTGAAACGTGACACTCATGGCAACAAAAAATGGGGCGGGGCCAAAATTCGAGCCTTACGCCCCATTCCTTCCTTTCCCAACTACTACCTTATATTGCGCCAGGAACAGCGCTCGTTGCCAAAACCTTTGCCATCACTGCCCATACAGAACCGGCAGTTCCATTGCTAACATTTGCCCACCAAGTTGTAGAAGCCGAATTAGCAAGCCACAAGAAGTCCCCAGGTGATGCACTAAAGATTGGACTGCCTGCACTACCAGGAGCAAACCAAAACTGATTTGGACCGGCATTCAAGACAACAACTGGATTGTTATGTGCTGTGGCTCCGTCTTTGATGATAAGACTGGCACCGTCGTCAACATGAACAGATGCTCCAGAGTTGAACAGAGCTTTTCCAGAGACGCTTAGGAGGGCTCCAGCAGCAAAGTTTACTGAGCCGCCAGATGCGGTAGCCAGAACGCTTCCGCCCTGTTCCCTGACAATACGGGTATCATAAACAGGCATTTATACCTCCTATCCACCCAAAACATCAGTGTAAACTGTAACGTGGGTGTCCTGAGTTTGAACCGGATCGTAGCGCCCCTTAGACAGCGCCACTATGATCGCCACATTTGCATTTGCCCCACCACTTGAGTCATAACCGATCTTGTACCATGTAGCGGAACTATCAAGCGTGAACGAGCGCACCGCAGTCTGCCGACTTCCTGTGCTCATGCCTGGAAGAGATGCACCAAATGCAGAGAATGTGCCGTTAGATGTGCCTGAACGAAGCGCACAAGTAACCCATCCACCTCCAGCAGCATTCACTGGACTTCCCACCACGGTGATGATAGTTGCATACTCAAACCCGGCAAAGTTGGAAGCACCCGTTTCGTTTGATGCACCAGTACGAGAAGTTCCTGGAGAAAGTGCCGTGATGTATTTGATGTAAGAACCACTGAAACCTTGCATTGTTTATATCTCCTTCTTCTATGGAGAGGGAGGAACAATTCCTCCCCCTCCTAGATACTTTACGTAGAAATCTTCTGGCTCTGGAACGACCAAGGCGCTACAACCTGTCCACCCAACCGACGACGAGCAAACAGAGCAACCGTGTTAGTTCCTACAGTGGTAACGTCTGAGACGCGCTCCACAGACATGCCCACACGATCTACAATGATGTACCCAGATCTGAAATCACCAAACAAGATTGGGAAGTTGTTAGCCGCAATTGCTGGCATTGATTCAGATTCAAGAACTGGATATCCCAAGATCGTAGATGGTTGTCCCGCCTGCAATCCTGGTTGCCATAGATACTGGCCGTTTCCGTCTTTCAGTTTGCGACAATCGCGGAGAGTATTCTTTGCTAGAACCAGAACTGCGCCTCCACGATATTGAGCGTCAAGACCATACACAAGATCATACAATCCGTCTGAAGTAACATTAGAAGCATTTCCAGAAACAACCTGAGAAATACCTGTAACTGGAGTTGCAGAAGTACCACTCGAACGATCTCCAAGAACACCATAAGGCGTTCCAGCACCCTGCCCAGTCACAAACTGAGCATCCTCATCTATAGCCATCGCCTCACCAAACAGTTCAGCCGACAGATCTAGAAGATTGAAGGCGCTATCCTCAAGCAAGTTCCGACTTAGATCGATTCTTGCCATAACTGTATGAACAGGAATCTTCACCAAACCAAAAGTTGGATTAGTTGCTGCCGTAGTAGCACTAGCTGGAGTTTCATCAACCCACTTCACACGTACAGCAGACGTATACTGGCTGTTTCCACCTTCCAGCCGAGGCCACTCAACGGCATCTCTGGTTGTGGTGATAACACGGCAACGACCTCTCACCGTAACAGCCCCCATCAGACGTTTGATGATTTCAACACGATAATCTTCTGGCACAAGATAACCACCAAGATCGTTCGCGCCCTCTTCCAAAGTAGCTTTGATCTCTCCAACTGTTCGACCTGCCATTATTTCCGCCTTCAAAGTTTCAGGTCTCAAGAGCATAGTCTTGGCAGATGGAGACAACAGTTTGGCTTCGTCGGCAGAGAGCCGGACATCACCAAATCTAACATACTTAACAAAGGCCTTCATCTGATCCAGACGCGCCTGTTCGTAGTCAAACTTGTTACCATACAAATCTGCTATAACAGCCTTCAAAGCCGGATCTAGAGTCCCAAACTTCAATTGGGCAAACGAGTTCACTGAATCGTCCGCAGGAAGATCACCGGGCTTTGGTTCAGCATCAAACGGAAGTCGTTTTGGTTCCGCGGCTGCTTTCTTCAGGGCGGCGTTCTCATCCTCAAGAGCGCCAAGTTTATCTTTTTCAGTCGCCTCAATGTGAGCCTTCAAGACCTCTGCCTGCTCACGAAGGGTTTTAGCTTCGGTGTGCTTATCAGAGGCTTCCTTGAACTTACCCTCATTGATTAGCGTTTCCGCTTCAGCCAGAAGAGATTTAATCTGGGTGCGGAGATTTTCCAATTTTTCTTTCATCTTATCTACTCCTTGTAAAATCGCTTTATAAGTTCAGAAGAAGCTCTCGCTCTTGTTCCAACATGGTTTGTAACCGCACCTTCTCGATGCCTTGGTTATCCCCACTGTCGTCCAAGATTCCGAATTCCTTCATCACACATGAAAATTCATCACAACCAATTTCGGTAAAAGCACTTTTAAGTGTGCCAACTGGAAGCATTCTAGGTTCGGCTGGCGACGGAGTTGCACTAATTTCTACAATGGGCCATCTTTCTATACGACCGCTCTTAGCAACGCGCCGCGCAACTGGAAAAGTCTGTGTTGAGGTTTTGAGTTTGCCGTCCTTGAGAAGCTTCTTGACATACTCCTCATATTCGTTGGCAAGCTTCAGTTCTGCTTCATACCACAAACCTACATGATCTTTAACTAACTTATCTACAACACCTATAACGGTGCTTTTTAATTCTTCATTCAAAGTATGATTATAAAAGTAAGGCAGTTTCCCAACACTGTCGAAGATGTTTGTCATCTCTTCTGTATCAGGATCAAACCACTCACCCGTCAAATCTTTTCTAGTTTCGTCTCCCCAAAGAGCACAATACGTTCCAACTCTATTAGGACCAACAGACTTCACAACCAACATATCTTCGTCATCAATGAAAATAGATTTCTCTCCTGGAAGTGGCAGACCTTCTGCTTTGTAAAGCCTTTTTAATTTAGCAATAGCAGAATCCTTTCCTGGACCACTGTACTTACTACCCCTGTAACCACTATGAAGAGCGGCCCAAGCCCCGCCCATTAGACGATGATTGGGTTTTCCATTTTCTTTTACAGGAAGATGCCATTTAGACGGATCTTTTGCATCCTCCACAACCAGATAATCACTTGCTTTTGGAGAGCCAGCCCTTTTAGCCTTATTCTCATCAGCTCCCATATCCGAACCCAGACTGTCTATATCTGGAGAAATCATACCCTGAAACTCGGTTGACAAACTTGATAACGCCGCCTTTTTGTCTGTCACTTCAAAATTGCCTAAAATATTGTATGCGAGACTTTGGAACATAGAAACTTGCTTTTTGATTTCACTAACCTGCTCCCGCAAGTTCTGATCAGCCAGTGCATCAGCGAATGTGGTCACTCCGTAAGGAACATAAATATATTCGTCATCCCACATCTTCATGGCCGCCATTTTGCCTTCTTTGTCCATTGCTGCCATCAAAGCGCCCATCTGTTCTTTAGCATCATCCATAGTCTTATGACACTTAACTACATCTCCTATAGAGCCATCATCGTCCATTTTATGTATGCACCAGCGCCCATCTTCTTCAACTATTTTATAGGGCAATGTATTACCCTCCAAAGACTTAAAAACAAAAAGCACCAACAGGGGCGCTAAATTAGGCACTCTGAAGGCGCTTCTGGGCGCTATATATGAGGTTTGTACAAAAACTACACTGAATTCTACAACAGTTCTTGTTTTATGTCAATATCATGCAATCTTCACATACCCCAACTCTTTTAGGGGCATTATTGTCTTATGGTAAGACCCATGATGACG